GATTTCATTGGTATGGATATGGCCCGCAAATTCCTTGAGATGGGATTTACGAGGGCTAGAAGGTACGCGAATCATAGTGACGGGAAAAAATACTCTAAGGATGGTAAAGTATTACCCCAGAGTAAAGATGCACTTACAAATGAAAAAGCAAGAGCAGCAACAATCTTCAAGGAATACAGAGATTTAGCAGCAAAAGACCCAAAGTATGTTATGATGCGTAAAGCGTGGAGAGCACAAGAATGATTGACACCTCTTTGTTTCCTTATGAAAAGTTTCCTGTGCGATTGCAGTTTGGTGAAAAGAAAGAGATTTCAGTTTGTTGGTTTGAGTGTGACGAGCACTTGCAAAAATACCTGAATCGGTATAAACTGGATAAGAGAACTATTAAGATTGATTATCGTGATGGAGAACCCATTAAGTCTGGTAAAGCAAACAAGAACAGTGTGGAACAAGGAACTACAAAGAGCAGTAGTAGAAGTACAGGTGGAAGTAAACGGAGCACCAAAAAGTTGGATACCCCTGGAACTCCTAGTCGCACTCGCAAACCTAAATCAAAATGAACGAAGCAACGAAACTGCTGTTAGCACTACAGCAGATTGATAATCTTACAAGTCTTTTAGAAGGTAACAAGTATCAAGATTTTTTATATTCACACTTAAACTCATTAAATGTAGAACTCAAGAGGCAACTAAGTCATTATGGAAAAGAAACTAATTGATGATTGCTTCTATGTGGAGCAAAAAAGATATGGGTTGTGGGATTCTACTGATAAAGATGGAAAAGGTATAGTTACCTCTCTTACCGAAGAAGAATGTGTGAGGGCAACCAGATATATTCTTCAGGGTAGACAAGAAGGATTTGACAATACTAATGAAAAAACATATGATAGCACAGTTGGAGGAAAACTATGACGACACGCACATTTGTAGATAAAAACGGCAACTCTTGGGAATGGGAAGAAACTCCTGAGACTATTGAAGCACTTAAACAACTTCACGAAACTGTAAAACAAGTAAATGAAACTCCGTCTAAATCCTAATCAGCAGTTGTGGTCTAATGTGTTTAAGTGTGCGGTTGAAAGGTCTAATCTCTATTTTGCAGATAAAGACCTTGACAGACACGCAAGGGAGCACACTACAGTTGTTCTAGCACTGCAAAAAGGTGAAGAGTTCTGGAGAGAAATACTGTGAGTGATACTGACCCCACAAGTCCCTGGTACGAGTTTCTATCTTATTGTAGATGTTGTGAGAGTTTAGGTATTCCTATTCGGGTCCAGTCGTTTATGAGATACCAACGATATTTGAGAGAGATAGGTTTAGTATGAAAAACTTTATTCGTTGGTTCTTTGGACCATCCAAGAAACCAATTGTAGAAGAGATTGACCTTTACGCAAAGATTTCTGAACTAGAACACCGTATTGTGAAACTTGAAGATGAAAACATCGAGACTACAAATCTACTCTATGAGTTAGGAAACTCTGTTAATGCAGTAGATGCCCGAATTGATATTGTTCTAAATACTCCAAAACATTACGAAAACTTTAATTGACGATTATGGCTTATTCTATTACTCTCCGTTCTGCTGATGGTACTGAAAATGTTATTCAGTGCGAAGAAGACCAATATATTCTTGAAGCAGCACAAGATGCTGGTGTAGATCTACCTTATTCGTGCCGTGCTGGTGCTTGTAGTGCTTGTGCTGGTAAAGTTGTTGAGGGTGAGGTTGATAATAGCGAGCAAACTTTCCTTGATGACGATCAAATGGACCAAGGATTTAGTCTGCTGTGTGTAGCATATCCTCTGTCTGATTGTGTTATCCTCACGGAGCAAGAAGAGAACATCTGATGTATGATGACTTGAATAGTTTTGAGTCTGCATTAGCACACTTTGGAACTAGAGTTGATATCATCTGTGCCTTGGAACTTGGAGGAAAGATTGATGCTGAGACAGCTTATCAGAACATTAAAGACGAACTTAAAGACCTCAAAAAAGCACGAAAGCGACAGCGAAAAGACGAGGAGGTGTGATAAGTGTGGTGAAGAGAAGCCTCTTGACGAAAACCACTATCAGGTGGTAAAGTATTTTCGTCAGGGATTCTCCTATTACTGCAACGACTGCAACAAACCAAAACCCAAAGATTGATTATGGACTTTGATTACAAAAAGTATTCACTTGAAAAACTGAATGAATGGATGCACGATGCAATCTCCTGCAGTGAAGCAACACCGCAGGAGATTTATGATGTGATTAAAGATGTAGTGAGTGAGAACTATTACACTTACAAGAATGAAACTGAAAAGTGTTATGAACTTCTGGCACTTTTGAATGGTAATGGCAAGGGTCACATTCAAGCATATGATGATTATATTCGAGAGAATGAAGATGTGACATATGATTATCCCAATGAGAACGGCATTTATTTCTGCGAGAGTGATGACCCAGCACCTTATTGCAAAGGTTCTTGGAGTAGTTTCTGGAATGACGATCATACTGAAGCATTAACTTATGGAGAAATGGTTGACAAAGGTTATGAAATGACTGGTGATGGGTTTTGGATTCCTCCACAAAAAGATAAAGTAGTCAAGTGGCAACTTCCTGTAGAGGTTGATGGATTGACTGGGGAGTGTTATGTTAACTTTCCCGATGATTTGTTAGAAGCAGCAAATCTTAAAGAAGGAGAGCAAGTAGAATGGATTGATAATAATGATGGTAGTTTTACAATGAGGAAAGTTAATGGCACTAAGTAAGCAAACACTAGAACATCTGTTAGAAGCAGAAAGTCATCTGCGAGCAGCAATCAAGTCTGCATCTGTGAATGAAAAACCTTTGGTTATTCAACAACTCTCCAAAATCCTTCTTGATATGGAACAATGCAAGAAGTTTGAGGAGATTATGGATATGCTTGAAGACCGCAAACCTGGAAGTAAGGGTAACTTTGGTTCTTTCTTTGATAATGATTAAGTTTTGTAACGACACTCTAAAGACATCATTAAGGAATCGCACTTCTCTCTTAAATACTGTTAGGATATGAAGATATATGGGAGCAAAACGATGACTTATTCCAAGAAGAATACCAGTGAACTCACACAAACTGAATGGGATGAAATGGTTGCTCTTAAGAAAGCTATAAACTACGATATTACTCAAGTTCATCCAGAAAAGATGGAACAGTTTACTGAGTATCTTGTTCGCAGTCTTAAAGAAAAGGGTGGTTGATTGTCTTTCAGGTGCTTGTAAAAGCACCTTTTTTAATGTATAATATGATTAGAAAACTATAGTTTATGAGATATACTTCCACAAGTTTGTATCGCTATGCTGGCGGTAAAAACAAAATGAAAGATGAGATCGTAAAGATCATAAGAGAAGTTTGTCCAAACTTAACTCATATGATGTCTCCATTTATGGGTGGTGGATGTATTGAAATCTTTTTAGCATCGCAAGGTGTAAAAGTTCAAGCATATGATTTGTTTCAACCACTTGCTGATTTCTGGGAAACCTTAACAACTGAAGGTGGTAAAAGGATTGGTGAAGAGGTAGCAAAGCATTATCCTCTGAAAGATAGAGAACACTACAAATCATTTCTTCCTCTTCTAGAGAGTGATGATAAGTTTACTAGAGCGTGGGCATTTTATATTTGTATTAAAGGTGCTTTCAGTGGAGACCTAGGACATACTTCTGAAGCATCAAGAAAAAACCTAAATCTTGCTGGTATTCATAGATTGATTGGATTTTATAATCCAAATCTCTCATTTTCTTTTGGAGATTGTTTTGAGACAATCCCTAAACATCAGAATGACTTTATCTATTTGGATCCGCCATATTATAAAACGACATCATATTATTATGGTATTGATGGAAGCACTCACGAAGGATTTAATCACGATAAACTTGCTGAAGTCTTGAAACAACATAAAGGTGGATTTGTGATGTCTTATGACAACACTGATTATCTCAAAGAACTTTATAAAGATTGGACGGAGTTTAGATATTTGGAGTTTGATTATCAGATGGCAGGTGATGTAAGTCGTAGAGGTAAGAAGACAGAACTGATTGTTATCAAGTATCCTGAGAAAAAAATAGATTCTCAAGTAAATGCTCTTGAGTCAATTTTGTTTAATTAAAGTTACTCACCTCTAAAGTGTCCTAGTAATGTAAGCACAACATTCAATGGCAACCCGCTCTCGCATCGGTATTGAATTCTCTGACGGTTCTGTTCTCTCTGCCTACCACCACTGGGATGGTTATCCTGAATGGTTGGGTCGCATCCTGAATACTCACTACTACGATAAATCTAAAGCATTTGAACTGATTAGTGGTGGTGATATGTCTTCCTGCTGGACTCAATCACGTTGGGATGATAGTTCTGATGGTTCATATGGTCCCGAATACTACTCTCAACGTGGTGAAGATTGCCCTCCTCGCCTTGATAAAAACATCGGTGAATATCTTTGTCAGGGTGAAGAGTATGCCTATGTCTTCCGTAACGGTGAGTGGGTGTGCTATAATATGAACCAGTTTGATGATAGCAAACTCCCTGAAATCGTTGAAATCCCCTCTGCTGCTCTTCACGTTTGATTATGAAACCAAAGTATCTTGCTGCTGGACTGATTGCTTTCTCTTCTGTGATTGGGTGGAATGTATTCCTAGTGCAGCGTGATGATGCAATGTATAAAGAATACTATCGTCGTCAAGCAATGGAGAACATTAAGAAACCAGTTAGCAGTCAGATACGATGAGTTTATCACTTGCAATCGCAATCTACTGTGCTATGATTGCCGTAGTCTCATCTATTCTCACCTATTATTTCAAGGTGATGAGGCCTAGAGAAGAAGAACAACTTAAAGGAGGAAAAACTTTTGATTGATTATAACAAAGACCGCAAAGACCTTCAGATTGATAGGACTGCTGATGATTTCTGTATGTGGGCAGAAGAACAAGCAGCAAAGTTTGAAATCACGGTTGATTATTTTTTTGAAGAGTTTCTTCTAGATTGATATGACTTTCTTTTTTGGATTTATCACTGGAATCCTTGTGACGATTGGGGTTTCTTTATTTGTGATTGATGATGATAATGATGATTTCCACTATAGAAACAGTGGTCACCAAGGACCAAAATCTTGACAATCAAACCAAAAAACATTAAACTAAAGGAGTAACTTACACAAAGAAATGAAGTATCTTTATATTGTTGACTACTGGGTTCCTTTTCCTGCATCTGAAGGTGGTGGTCTTATCAATCTGATTGCTGAATCTGATACTGAGGCATTTGAACTTCTTATTGCAGAAAAGCAGTTTGATGATCGTTATACTGATCGGATTATGGAACGAGTAGTGAACTCCCAGAAGTTTGCTCTTGTTGATGAATATGAATCTGGTATTCTTGAAGCATTTACGACCTGATGAGTAATCCTGAAATCAACCGTCTTGCATTTGATTTGAAACAACAATACCAAGATCGCATCGAAGATGATTAAACTGCTCTCATACGACAAATACTACGATTGTTGATGAAACTCTCCGTTGATTTGATTCCCCAGTTTACACACAAAGCACCAGAAGGTTATAGTTATGAAGTTGAAGAGTTCAAACGTGGCATCTTTTCTATTTGGTTGCGCTGCCACCGTCACTTTGATTACAATATGGGCAAATCTACCCGCACCATCTGGGGATTTTACTCATACAAAAAGTGTGAGTTCTATAGTCCTGTAAATAGTAGTACAGTCGGCAAAATTGTGAGTTTCAAAGATACACGAGACTACACCGCAATGACTCTTAACCTCAATCCTCTTATGTCCGCATTTGTATGATTTTCTCTGAAGGCACAGCAGTCATCTACAAAGAAATGTGTGGTGTGATTGATTTTGTATGCGACCATTATGTTGTTATACAACTTCCAGCACATCCTAGTCGTAATTCTCCAAGATTGCTAGTTTTTAGGGAATATTATAAACAAATTGCAATACAAAAAGAATCAACTAAATGAAACAAAAGAAAACTATTTGGAGACTCATAGCTAAGTCTCTAGGTGAAAAAGCAGGTAAAAATGATAACGAGGCGGACAGAATTGCTCTGATCCGTCTTTTGATGTTTCTTTCTATTTTTATTACAAACTCCTTTATTGTAGCAAATGCACTTCGACATTGGAATGACAATACGCAACCAATTAAGTGTGTACTAGAGACATCAACCTTCTCAGAATATCAAACTCCACCACCACGAAAGGTAAATAGAACACTTGAGTTTGAATAATAAATACTCAAAAAGTATTGCAGCAATGAAAACTTTCCAGCAGTTTATGGAACAGCATCCTACAATGCAACCAAACGAATATAATAAACAAGTTGCAAGACAATCTGCAAAGTGGAAAGGTATGCAAATCCGTCAATCTCACGGAGAAATGGAGCACGAAGCAGGCGCTCAACTAGCAGCAAAGAAAGCAAGATTAAAGGCAATAATGAGTCGCTAATAAAATAACTCACCTCCAAAGTGTTCTAATAATGTAAGCGCCCATTAAACAGATGGATCCTTTCAACGACAACTATCAAATTGAAGAGGAGGGTTACTTCAACTTTGTCGATGAAGATGACATCTTTATTGACGAAGAGTTTGATGACCAATCCTTCAATGAATACCTGAACTCTACGCAAGATTTTTGATTATGACTCCTGACACTTACACTTTCAGTGGTGATGCTGTTACCTTCCTTGGTTTGGTTGGTGTTGCTTCAACGCTTCTTATTGTTGTTACTTCTTTCCGCAGGTTCTTCAATAGTCCTTACAATGTTCGTGTGACACCTAAACAAGTGTCTACCGAAACTCTCACTGACAACGAAACTCCTGTATCCTGAACAAATGACTGAAACTGTGAACGTTCTGCCTCATCTGAACGAACTTAAAGAGATTTGGCGAAAGCAAGATTTTACCTTTACGAAACAGCAACAGGAAGAATATGATCTTCTGCTTGCTGCCCGTCGCGAACGTGTGAAATACTTTTATGACAACGATATGGTTTGTAAGATTAGCAAATCTGCTCAGGATAAACTGCGTGATGCTGCAGATAACTAAATACTAAAAAGAGTGTTTAGATAACAATGAAGACGTTTCGGGAGTTTATGTCTATTTGCGAAGCATCTGATGCTGATGCCGCCAAACAACTTGGATGGGGAGGTGGTGCATCTATCACCCGCACAGGTGATGGTGGTAGAATAGGAAAAGAGCGCAAAAAGACTGCTCCCGAAGTTAGAAGAACAAGAGCAGTTGGTGGTGGTAAAACAGAACCAATCGCACCTTACAAAAAACGTAAAGATGTTGGTCAGCAGAGAGGATCTTCAGCACCAGCACCAGGAAGAGGTCAAGGTTCAACTGAGTTAAAAGCAGGAACTGCTGGAACTCAAGGTAGTGCTGCAATGTCTAGAAAAGAACTGCAACGTAAAGCATATCTTGAGCGTAAAGCAAGAGAAAGTGGTAAGGAACAACCCAAGACCGCATCACAAGCAATCTCTCAAGCAAAACCAACATCAGAAAAACCAGAAGCAAAATCCCGCAGAAAGTGGACGCATCCTGATGGTACTCCTATGACACGTCAGGAGAGAGATGCTGCTAGAAATAAAGAGAAAACAGCATCCGCACAAAAGACTAAGAAATCTGCTACTGAGATTCTTGCACAAATGCGTAAAGAATATGAAGCGGATGGTGGAAAGTGGAATAGTAAAGTTGCTGTTCAGATGAGAGCAAAAGCAAAAGCAGCAGCACAAGCATCTGAAAGTTGAGACCTATTAAAGTTACTCACCTCTAAAGTGTTCTAATACTAGATAATGATTCCAATGAAAATCCAACTCCGTCCTCATCAGGAACGTGCTGTTGCTGCTATGCAACAGCACAACAAAGGTCAGATCATTGTTCCTACTGGCGGTGGAAAGACTCTCAAGATGATCTATGATGCTCTGCGTGAGTTCCAGTCAGAAACTCCACAGACCATTGTTGTAGTCGCTCCGCGTATTCTGCTTGCAGAGCAACTGTCTGCTGAGTTTCTGGAGTTTATCACTAACGCTAAAGTCTTCCACGTTCATAGTGGTGAGACGCATCACGAATCTTCTACTCGTCCGCGTGAGATTTACAACTGGGTTAATGCTAATGCCGACAATCATCGCCTGATTGTAACCACCTACAACTCTCTGTCGCGTCTTCAAGTCGCAGAGATTGATGTGGATACGATCTACTTTGATGAGGCACATAACAGCGTTCAGCGTCACTTTTTCCCTGCTACTGAGCACTTTGCTGCTAACGCAAAGCGTTGCTATTTCTTCACTGCTACCCCCAAACATTCGCTTGCTGTGGGTAAACCAGGAATGAATGATTCTGCAGTCTACGGTCAAGTGATCTGCAAAGTTCCTGCTCCTGAGCTAGTTGAAGGTGGATACATTGTGCCTCCTAAAGTTATCGTCAAGCAACTGCCTATGGTAACTGGTAAGCAGACCAACTACGACCGTGACGCTGAGAATCTGCTGGAAACGATTGATGAGAACAGCGTCGGTAAGATCCTGATCTGCTCTAAGGCAACCAAGCAAATCGTTGCTCTGGTGTCTGAAACTGATTTCTGCTCTGAACTAGAGAATCGTGGTTACTCTTGGATGTATATCACTGCCAAGACTGGAGCAGTGATTGATGGTCGCAAAGTGAACCGTGAGGTATTCTTTGACACCCTATCTGCCTGGGGTAAGGATAACGACAAGAAGTTTGTTGTTCTACACCATAGCATCCTCGCTGAGGGTATCAACGTCAGCGGTCTGGAAGCGGTACTCTTCCTCCGTAATATGGACTTCATTGGTATCAGTCAGACCATCGGACGTTGCATCCGTTTGCATCACGATGATGCCAAAGGTATGCGCGATGGAAGTATTGAACCTGGCAACCTCAGTCAGTATAGCAAATCGTTTGGTCTGGTTTGTGTACCTGTCTACAACAAGGTTGGTATCAGCACCGCTCGCGCAGTTCAGTCGGTTGTTGATACTATCTTTGAGAAGGGGGAACCTGCCATCAGTGTGGTTCGCAGGTGAGTCTCACTGAGACCCCTGTATCCATCAGGGGTCAAAACCTGATTTTTTTGCAATTCTACTGCAGAGGTGTCATAGGTCATCCTCCGCAACTAAATCGCGGATTTTTTCAAAAGTGTCACCCAGGGGCTTGACATCCCCACCCAAAGTTGTTAAACTACACTCATCAGTTCGGAACTCTTGTTCAAACGGACTGACAAAAAGCAAACCTTGCTATTTTCTTAATAATGACTCAAATTGTTCCTTTTTTCCAGTCTAATGTTACCTCTTGGGACGCTCTTCTGAATAACCCCACTTTCAAATCTCTTGACATTCCGCAGTTTGAATGTGCTGAGTTTGAAAGCATTGAGATCCTCCAATGGAATAACCTTAACATTCAACAGCAAGCAAATGCTGCTCGCTCTGGTGGTGTTGATACCAACAACATTAACGGATTGATTGCAGAGTTTCAGAAAGGTTATCGTGTAACTGAACTTCCCCCAGTTGTGATGATTCTTCCTAACGGTGAGAAAGAAATGTGGGATGGTTATAATCGTAGCAATGCTGCCTATGAACTTGGTATCAAAGATTATCCTTTTCTTGTTTACCGACTGAAAGAAAGTTGGGCAAATCGTCAAGAGGACGCATATGATGTTGTCTCTCTGGGTGCAAACAATCACACTGTAGCAAAGCGACACACTCTCAACGATTTTGTCCTTCGCGGTGTGCAGTATTGCAAGCGAAATGGCAACTCTTTGTCTAAGAAAGAAATTGAAAATTGGGTGGGTAGTATCAACCATTCATTCACTCCCAAGCAAGTAGAAGACATCACGAATAAGATCTATCAGCAGACAACAATCGCAGTCAACATTCTTCCCTTTGTTCACCCCAAGAACGCACAATCAAAAGTTAGTGAGATTGTTGATACCAGTTCTTCTACTAATCCTGTTGTAATTTGTGCAAAAGATAGGACTTACATTGAACGTGGTTTCCTTCAGATTATGAAGAACTTTGTTGAGCGTGGTGTTGATGTTACAGATGTAGTTACCTACACCAAAGGATGCGAAACTGCTGAAGAAGTTGCTGCACAACGTCAGTATGCCATTCAATATCTTGAGGATCTTGATAAACTTGTTCGCAAGTATGTCTCCAAGCGTATGGAAACTTGCTCCGCATCTTACTCTATCGCTGGCGCACTTCCTCAACTGATTGGTGTTGAAGATCCTCAATCTCTTGTTGAAATCAAATGATCGAAGGATTCACAATGTATAAAGATGAGTACGCTGCGATTCCTTATGGAAAACAGTATCTCATTATTCACAAAGGTCAGCAACTTGAGAAACTGTGTAAGACTGAGGCATCAGCACGAAAGTATATCACAGATCACAAGAAAGGTAAGAGTGTAGCACAACTTCCTCTGGATTAAAGTTACTCACCTCTAAAGTGTCCTAGTAATGTAAGACGCATCTAATCTATGCCTCGCGCTCGCAAGCAAACTGCAAATGTTGAAGTTGTTGTTGCTAACGAAGTGAAAGTTCCTGAGGTTCTCATCACTCGTCAACAATACATCGAAGACATTAAGGTTCGCTGGCAGATTCATCAGTACGAAGTGAACAAACTTCGTGATGATCTGAGCAAAGTTACTCAAACTGTTGCTCCCTATGTGAAGAACGTGCTGGATTATCTTGATACTCAGTATCAGCAAATCCGCGCTAAGTATTCCACTAACTGAAGTGGCACCTGGGGACTTTACAAGTCCCCTTTTTTATGAGATTCTAACACAATGACACCAGAACAAAAGTTTCAACAACTCTTTGAGGAAATGTATCAACTTTGTGAACAGCAAGGTTGGGGAGATCCTTTCTCTTATGCTCGCTCCCGTGAGATACATCTTGCTGGTATTCTTGGTCATAAAGTTGCTGACACCTACTCTGGTGCAGACGCTGTAGATAATGATGGTGAATGTGAGTATAAATCTACCATTGCCAATTCTATTAATGGGACGTATAATGGTATCAGTGTTCAAGATACTTGGGAAGAGCAAGAACGTTATCTGATTGAGGAGAAACTTGGTAAGTATTCTAATCACTACATTGCTCGCTATGAGGGTGGCAAAGTCGTAGAAGTTTGGAAACTTACTGGTGATGATGTGCTGATGATTCTTCTTCCCAAACTCAAGAAAGATTGGGAGCGTAAGATTCACGGTAAGCACAAAGATCCCCGACTCTCTGGTAATCTAACTAAGAAAGAAATCTATCAGTACGGAACTCAAATTGTATGACTCTTGACAGTGGCAAACTGATGTATTCTGAGGGTAACAATGACGAATGTTACACTCCAAAATACGGTGTTACTCCCATTCTCAAATACATTCCGAAAGGTGCTACTGTCTGGTGCCCATTTGATACTCCTGAAAGTGAGTTTGTCAAGCAAATCTCACAGCAAAATCAAGTCATTTGTAGTCATATTTCAACTGGACAAGATTTTCTGACGTTCACACCTAAGTTTAATTGGGATGTGATTGTATCCAATCCACCATTCACAAACAAACGAAAGTTCTTTGAGCGAGCATTATCATTTGAGAAGCCATTTGCTCTGATTATGACTAACACTTGGTTGAATGACAGTGCCCCGAAGCAGTTGTTTAAGGACAAGGATTTGCAACTGCTGATGTTTGATAAGCGTATGAAGTTCAACAGTCCTGATGGCAGACCAAACGATAAGATCACATTCAGTAGCAGTTACTATTGCTGGAACTTTCTTCCGAAACAAATCATAATGGAAGAACTTAACATTCCTAAGAGTAAGTCAGAAGCAAAACTTCCTCTGGATTAAAGTTACTCACCTCCAAAGTGTCATAGTAGTATGAAGACCCAACAAATGACTTATCAGTGCCCTCGTTGTGCATCAAGGATCAAAGATTGGAACGGAGATGACCCTAAATGTGGATTTGATGAGAATGGAAACTTCCTTGAAAACAACTGGATGTGTGCAACTCTAAATGCTCTCCGCGATATGGAAGGTGATGATGTGTGGTGTGATGATAATTATATGAAGATTGTGCGTCGTTGTGATGTTGGTCACGGTGTTCTGTCTTGGTATAAGCATCGTGGAGCAACTGATGACTTCCGTAATGGATACTTTGAGAGGGGAACTCTACGGTATGCACAAGAACTTCTGGGTGATGTAGAACCTGATTATAGTGATTGGGATAATGTGAGTCTTGATTGGGAGGATGAAGATACTAATCTAAATAATGATGCTTAAGCGTCGCAACTTAAAGCAAACAGAGGGGCAGAAATGCTCCTCTTTTAATATAAATAATACTGCGACGTTTAAGGCAGTTATGAAGAAAGTAAGCGTTCAATCGTTGAACGAATATTTCAACGTATCTGGAGAGGATTTCATCTGGGTTGATGATAGTGATTATGAACCTTGTTCTTATTGTTCCTTCTCTGGTGAAAAGCATCCACAGTTTGGTGTTAACAAAACAGATGAACAGAAAAAGCACCAATCCGAAATGATTAAGATGTGGTGGAAAAATGTATCAGAAGATAAGAAAAAACTAATGAGAGATAATCTCAGTAGTGCAATAAAATCTCAATGGGATCTATTAACTCCAGAAGAGAGAAAAGTATCAAGAAAGTGGAAACCAAATCCAAGAAAGAGTAAGGATAATCCAATGTATGGAAAACGATCTGCATCTAAAGGAAAGATATGGATTACAAATGGTGAAACTAATAAAATGGTTAATCCCAATGAAATATCCGAAGGTTGGTATAAAGGAAGAGTAAATGTTATTTCTAATGAGGGTAAGAAACGATTGAAAGATCTTACCTCAGAAAGAAATAGAAATGGAGAACTTGGGTGGACAGTTCGTAAAGAGTCCACTACCCCTTGACTTTTGCCCCTCTGGCGCCCTATTATCTGATTATGAACAAAACAACCACTAAAAACCTGCATCTGCAACATCCTGAAGATTCTATTCTCACGGGTGATTTGTCTGTGCTGGATTGGTTTGTAACTGCTGGCGATCTGTCTGTCAAGATTGATGGTGCTCCTGCAGTAGTTTTTGGTATCAATCCTGCGACTGGTAACTTCTTCGTAGGCACCAAAAGTGTCTTCAATAAAGTTAAAATCAAAATCAACGAATCGCATCAAGATATTGATGCAAATCACGAAGGTAATGTAGCAAACATTCTTCACGCTTGCTTTGACTATCTGCCGCGTGTAAATGCTATCATTCAAGCAGACTTTATCGGGTTTGGTGGTAGTGATGAGTACAAACCGAATACTATCACCTACAAGTTCCCTGATGTAGTTACTGAGGAGATTATTCTTGCTCCTCATACTGTCTACATCGCAGAGAATGATTTGCGTGATGCAGTAGCGTATCCGATGAAGTTTAGCATCACCGATACACATTACTGCAAGTTTGTGAAACCTGATGCTTACATCGTTCATCAGCAAGAATCGTTCGCTGATGTAAAAGAAGTTTGTGCGTTTGCCCGTCAAATGTCTACGATGTGTGAGTTTGTTTCTAACAAGGAAGCAGCAAAGATTACCAAGAAACTGAATGATTTTATTCGTGCAGGAGAGCAGATTACTGTAGATAATGTGAATGACTTTGATTGTGATCCTAACCTCATTCGTTTGTGGTCGCTGGTGAAGTCTATCAAAGATGATTGCTTGTTCCTCTGCCGCAATGATGGTCCTGCTGCTTATATCGGATACAATCGTATTGATGCAGAAGGCTATGTTATGACGAATGAGTTTGGTATGTTTAAGTTGGTCAATCGTGAATGTTTCTCCCGCGCTAACTTCAACCTCGCCAAATCCTGGTAAAATAAAGTTACTCACCTCCAAAGTGTCCTAGTAGTATGAGCACAACCAAAATGACTGAACCTCTCTCTCCCGCCGCTCAGGCGGTTTTGCACGGTTTCTGGGATGCGCCCGTTTCCCCAACAAGAAACGTCCAAATCGCC